TCTGTGCTAGTTGTCCTCCGACTGCGTAACAATATTCCTTCACACCGCAGGTACCGCAGGACATTCCAATGTTAGGCAAGAATATCTCTTGCTCTAAGCCTCGTGCAAACTGAGCAAACAATTCAGTCAGTAGTGGGATTGTCCAACGGTCAAGCCCAACTGCTTCAATAAACTGTGCCTTGCGTGCTGAGTAGTAATAACCTTTCGATGGGCGAATGCCAAACTGCATCTCCATCATTGATGCATAAACACCCAACTGCAATGAAGAGTCAGGCATATAAGCACCAGTCTTGAAATCCACCACTGCCAATTCCCCAGCGGGGGTGACAACTATAGCATCTGCAAAGGCTTTGATAGGCACTTCACCGAAATTATTGTTGAATTCAATTTCAACTCCTGGCACATTTTGTGGAGAAACCCATACTTCAAACTGGGATTCCTGCCAAGCATTGATGAAGTCAAAGAACATGCGCTTGCCGTTCTCATCCCACCAAGCCTTGTTCTCTTTGTCAGGATTATCTTTGGTGGCTCTGCCACCCTTGCGCCAGTCAGTTGGGTTGGTACCAGACTTCTTCTCAACCTCGGCAATCTGCTCAAGGAAGGATTCATCCCAGATGTTATCCCACGTCATTTGCTTCGACCTTTCCAAATACTATTTCCTTTGCCTTCTCTAGGCCAGACTTTACATCCTCGTTAGTCTCAGTGTCAATAGCATCTTGGATACGCGCTGCTAAATTGCGTCGCATAATAACTTCAGCCTCAACGAATGACTGCATGAATGCATCACGGCTAATAATCTTTGCGTGCTTGCGTCCCATTGTTAATCCTTATCTATCGCTGTAACAACTGTGGCCTTGCTATCGCAAAGGACACATCTGGCATCGGTTGCGTACATTCCAATTTCAAAGTCATCGTCAAATTTAACTTGTAGGTTCCACCATTCAGAGCCACAAGGACATACTCTGATTGGACCGAGTGAACGGTAGTCTGCTTCTTGACCCTTGGCGGGTTGTATGTTTCCAATTTGCGCCTCCATCAGAACGGTACATCCGCATATTTATCTCGGTACTGCTGTTTATTAAATTCATTGAGCAGGAACTTTTCCGCTGCTGAGTGGAAGGCTTGGCCTCCTACAAACCACCATGCTGGTTCAGATGGTGCTTGTAACTTCCTCTCCAATTGCCATGCTTTACCACAGCGAATCCAAGAAGAAAACGATGAAAAACTTCTATGTGCTATTAATGTTTCTTTATCCATACCCGAACTCTAGCATCAGTTGGTAGGCGTGTAAACGTAAGCGACACGCCGATAACTTTTTGCGCGGAACTTGGTTTGCTAATGGGTTCCGAATGTGATTATAATACGAGCGAAGCGAGTGCAATGCGGGAGAGCCTGAAGGCTCTCGGATAGGGGCGGCTACTGCGATAGCCCCTAATAAGAAAAAGACAAAAAAAATAAAGCCCCGCCGAAGCGGGGCCTATTTGTTATTAAATTATTATTCAGTTGTTGCCTTCACTGCTGCGTCAGCAGCAATCAATGCTGGGTTCGCTGCAGGGAATGAATCACCTGGGTTGAAGTAGCGATACAACACTGGTGCTAGAGCAGCAAGTGCTGCGCCACCAAGAGCCTTAAGTGATGTTGTGTGATGCATGATGTACTCAGTAAGCACACCGCCTGCTGCAACGTGGAACCAGAAGCCTAGAACAGTCCAGACCTTTGGTGGCACGTTAACAAAGTAACGACTTGATGCCATTGTTTATCTCCTTAGGATGTCCACTTTGGACGACCAAAGCCTACCACGAAGACAGGCATGTGACGCTTGTTACTAGACTGGTAAGCACGTGTCTTCAGTGCTACCTCTCCGCCATTGGCTTGGCTGCCAGTAGGCTTGGTGTCAGCACTGGTGTTGCCTTCGACAGTGGTGATGGTGCCATCAAGGTTATCCTTGACCACGATACCCACGTGCTCGATGCCCTTGCCGTCGAATGAGAAAAAGACGACATCGCCTGGTAGGGGCTTGGCAGTCTCATGGTTAGACCATTTGCCCTGGCCCTTGAATGCCTCGGCTCCAGCAGGTGTATAGACGCAATTAGGCATCGCCTTGAAGCCTATCTGTGCTGCACACCACATAACAAAAGAGCCACACCATGGCTGTCCGTCGTGCCCTGTAAACTTGCCATAAATAGTCTTGTTATCTGGCACCTCAACCACACCCACCTGAGTTCTAGCCTTGGCTACAAAGTCTGCTGCTTGTGTCACTGTTCCGCCTTTGCCTTCATTACCTCAACGTCAATCTTGATAAGTTGCTGGTTCTCTAGGAGTTCCTCAACCTTGTTGATGAGGCCAGTCTTGCCATCGTTGTATAGCGCATACTCAATGCGACTCAACTTATCTTTGAGTTCTTCTGTGTGCTTGGCAATGGTGTGCTTGGCAATCATGCCCATTCCTGCAAGGAGTGCGGCACCTACGAAGAAGTAGGAATAGACGATGGTGGCTGTATCTGGTGACATTGCGGTTTTCCCTATCTTATACGGTTCTGAACTGGCAAAGAATCATTCCGCCAAAACCTTTGAAGCGACGCTCTGGTGGAGTCATGCGTACAAACGTAATGCTTTCGATGACACCACGAACAGTCTCATCATTGGTGAAGTCTTGAAGAACAACAACATCGCCACCCGACTCAATAGTTTCAAGTGCTTGGATGCGTTCGCTAGCGCCACCCTCGTAGCCAGTAGTCATGTTGTACCTGTCGCCCTCGAAGTCGTAGCAGAGAAGTGGCAAGGTGATAATGCGCTGACGCTTAACGGCAGGCAACGCCTTCAACTGATAGCCATTGAAAGAATCTTCTTGGCCAACAGCCTGCCCAGTAGCAGCATTAAAGGTAAAGCGCAAGGCAATAGATTCCTTTGGATAAATGTCCTGGGTATCCATACCTGTAATATCCTGGGTGAAGTCAAAAGCATTATCAACTGTAATGATATCTGCCACCGTGCTATCTGAGTTGACTACAGACAAAGTAAGAGTGCCTTGCATAGGTAGTGTCTCACGCAACTTGACCAACTCAAAGTGCTTGTCTTCAAGTGTGAAGTAACGAATCTGTCCAGTCTGTAGGTAGCCCTTGGAAATCAAAGTGCTTGCCTGGAAGTAAACTCCAACACCCTTCACACCAATAGCAAACTTGTTTGTTGAACCAACAACACATACGGAACTAGCCTCTGCAGTTGAGGCCACTTGTAAGTGAGTTGCGTATCCCATTTGGTTAGCAGCGATTTCTGCACTGAGGTCAATCTTGACCAAGCCAGAGTTGAGCGTAGTACCGCTACCGTCAGCATCAATGTAGTTTGTTACTGTGCAATAAGCAAAGCGGTTGTTAAATGTGATGGACTTACATGCGTAGCCGTTAAGGTTAGTGCCAGTGGCTGGGTCATAGCCATTGGTGATGACAGTCAGTGGGCCATAGGTAATGTAGCCAGCAGTGAAGTAACCAGAGGTATCAATCTGTCCAACACGGATACCCTTGTTAGTACCAAGCACCATGTACTTACCAATGTATGAACCAATGGCATAGATGATTTCACCCTTAGGCATGTCAGCAGCAGTAAGGGCTTTGGTTAGCAGTGGGACTGCACCACTTGTATCTAGGGCAAGACGATACACGGTTGATGAATCCCCTGCGTAACCAGAGATGTAAATAGCATTTGGACCTTCGCAGATACCAGTCCATTTCCAGGCAGCATTTGGATGGGCGTAGATTGGAAGGTTGTTGTTAGTAGCAAGTACAGCAGTACCAGTTAATGTGTTTGAGTATTGCTGGTCTGTGTAATTGTGGTAATAAGAAAATTCTGTTGCTGATGGAACGGCAGTTACCGAGAATGTTCCATTAAATCCTGCACCTACAGAAGCAACGGTAACCTGTGCACCTACTGAAAAGTTATGAGCAGTGGTATCTGTCTTTAAGGTAACAACGTTATTTGCTAATTGCCCAGCAGTAACGCTGTAAGATGTAATTGGAGTAATCTCAAAAATATAATTATTAACGCCAGCAATAAGGCGTTGCTTAACCCAACCCATGGTTACATTTGTAACAGTTCCGACTGCAGATGGGTGAGTAAATACTAATGAGCCTAAGCCACCAGCAAGGGTGCCTTTGTAGATACCAGCAGCATTTGCGGCGTAATAATTTGTGCCATCCTGAGCGAGCGCAAGGATTGCGCCAGAGCCACCCCAGGTGACAGTAGTGGTTGCACCTGCAGCGGTTGTGCGGTAAAGGGTTGAGTTGCTTGCAGTGAATACAACATCTACACCATTGGAGTCTGTGCCACCTACAAGGATGGGCACCACGCCTGATGAGACTGTAATGTCTGTGTTCTTGGTAGTATCAGGCAGAAGGGTAACCTTGCCGATGTTGAAGACATCTACGCCAGCGGATTTGTTAAAGCGGTAGCCAACAGTGGCACCTTCTACTGGTTCCTCATAGCGGATACCAGCGCCGTAGTGGAATGAGGACTGGCTACGAAGCCACCATCCAGTGAGCGTCTGCTCGCCTGGTTCCTTCTGCTGGTCAATCTGTTGCTTGCGGTACTGGGCAGTCTCACGCTTGTATGGGTACTCCTTAGATGGACCAAGGAAGAATGGCAGACCAGCGATAGCGCAGTCGTATTGGTTGCTAGTGTTTTCGTAAGTGGAACCTGAACTTGAAGGAGCGCCGAGGGTTACTGCTGCTGCTGGTTCTGCGATATGTAGGTAACCGTCTAGTGCCACTATTGCTCCTTATGTCAGAAGATTCACCAACGTTCTTGTACGTCCGTGAGCCAGTTGTGTATATACCTGCGTGGTTGCGACACTTGTGTGGCGCATAAGTTCTTTAACAGCAATCAAATCCCCGCCTGATTTCTCAAGCATGGTAGTTGCAAAGTAATGTCGTAGGCTATGGAAATGCTTAGCCTCTGGGCCAAGGATGCGACGCATCTCATCGGCTGCCTTCTTGGAAAATTTGTTAGGCGTAATGTCCCAGAGTTTGTCCAAGGTATTGTGGGCTTTGATTGTCTCAGCCACGATAGGGCTGACTGGGATAACTAGGTCTGTATTGCCCTTGCCAATGACGCTGAGCATTGGACCTTCTTCGGTATCAAAGAGGTCTGCTCCACGAATCTTGGCTGCTTCCATGGCTCGTAGCCCTGCCATGCCACCCAGGATAAACCAGTCTTTATAGGGCTGCTCAGCCTCTGCCAGTAGTTTGGCATACTCGGCCTTGGTAACAGGCTTAGGAACGCCCCTACCAGCCTTTACGTCGGGTAAATCAAGGGCTGGGTTATGACCACCCAGAAGGTTCATCTTGTTCAGATGCTTGTAGATTGAGCGCAAGCGAGAGACATAGTTAGCCTTGGTGCTCTGCTTGGTGGCTCTGAGTACAACCTGCTCCAGGTCCTGTGCTGTTGCTAGAGCAGGGTGTACCCCAATGCGCCTAATAATCTGCCAGTCTGTCCGTATTACATACGGACTAAAGCCACTGGCTTCATATCGGTTCTTTAATTGCCTATATATTTCTTCAAGCGGTACGAGTTTAGTTTCGTCCGTAGACATACCCAACACCTATACCACATGCGAATCCAAAGATTGCTAGTAACATAGGTGAAGCGTATCACACCTTAACTCTCTGTGGAGTGTTCCAGT